GCTTCCTCCAGTTCCTCATCTTTTACAAGAGGTTCTGGTCCTGATGATTGTGATACATCAGGTGCGACATCATTCCCATCCACCTTATCGTGGGGGAGCAAGGATTTCTCGGCGGCCTTTGTGGTCTTGGTCACCAGAGATTTCCTTTCTTTTCTCTTCTCGCTACTCATGATAGGGTCTTTCTCCAACGCCTCGTTGTGTTCCTTCTTACCTTCTACGAGCACATCACCGACGATCATATCGCCGGTGACATTGTGGGGAACTCGGAGGTCAATAGGTTTGGTCAAATGTCCTGTTCTGATAACAGAGTCTATCTCTGCAAGCAGCTCTCTCACGGACAGGTTCAAATTATAGGCAATGTGGGGCTTACAAGCGTCATAAGGGAGTTGGGGGAATGGTCCCTCCTCTTTGACAGCCTTAGCCCACCAGTTTGCCTCATTCGACTTAGTTCCTCGTGAGGGGTAGTTATCTAGGATGTATTTGGCCCAGTCTGACAACAAGGGCGTCCATGGGTCAGTTGCCAAGAAACCTGTTGCTTTGCGTCGTAAAATGTCGTTCGGGTGGATGGCCGGATCCATTTCGGTGGTGACGTGAAGCTTGGGTAAGTGGCGCGTGAGGTCGGAAAATGAGCAATCCGACGCCCATGGGTTGGGGTAGACTCTGCCTAAGAAAGTTACAGGGTCTCCATTCTTGATCAGTTTGGTCTTTGAGCGAAGACCAAGTTCGGCCGAGGTCTTGGGGAGCTCCTCAGCAATCGAACCGTTGTCAAGTCCGTCATCACCTCCATAAATTCCCAACGACGCATAGGCTTCTTCGCTGCTCTTGCCGATCCTACGGTAGGTGGCATACGCGACGAAGGCGTTGTTGACAGAATTTCTGAAGGAGGTGGAAGGTGACCCCGACAATGTGCCTAATCCAGGGGAATAGGCTATGCCTGAGGTAGTAAAGGCAGGGGGATCAACCTCCTCAAGCGTTAGCTTGTAGATCTGATCCTTAAATGACTCAGGAAATAGTCGCGCCATGATCAATCTAGGGACGACCGCCTGAATGACTCCATTGGTTCCATCGAACCTAGTGTAGTCGTTTTCAGTGGCGTCAACCCATGTTGACACTGTGGCGTGTAGCGATCGTGAGAACTCCGCCGGAGTTTTCGAGAAAGCATACCATGTCGTGGTGCCAGCTAGATGCTTCGAGGCCGGCAGAGTAAATCTGCTGTATTCAACTCGGAAATCAGCTGGGACCGTGGACACGTTCCTGAT